CCATTTCCTCAAAGGCTTTTTGAGCCGCACCCCCAGCCTCGCCCATGTTGTCCACGTTCTTAGCAAAGGCTTTGGCGTTGTCACCGGTGATGCCGAGAATGGCCTGCACGCCCTCGATACTGCCCAGCAGCGCCGTCATCTCCGATATGGAGCCGCCCGTGGCATCGGTCACAATCCTGGCAGCCCCCGCGAGTCCCAGTTGGCTGACCGCCAGTTCGCCGGACTCGAACCCCTGCCGCCTGAAGATTTGCGTGAGGTCATCGCTGGGCTTGGTTAGCCCCTGGATGGCGGCCCGTAGCTGCGTTGTGGCGACGGTGGTGGGCGTACCCTGGGCTGTGATGGTCGCCATTGCTGCCGATATTTCTTCAAACGAAACGCCCGCAGCGTTGGCGAGCGGAGCCACGTTGAATAGCGCCCCTGACAGTTGGGCAAAGTCGGTCTTCCCGGCCTTAACGGTCTGAAACATGATGTCGGCAGCCTGTTGTGCGTCGATGTTCTCCCCTGCAAACGCATTCATAACGGTTGTGAGGCCATCAACCGCCGTCTCGGTATCGGTTACGCCCCCAATCGCGGCCTTGGATGCGATCTCCAGAAATTCAAGGGCGCTTTGACCGGCAGGAACACCGGCGCTGATCGCCTGGTAGAGCGCACCCGTAGCTTCTACCGCATCAATCCCCAGCGACTTGGATAGATCCAACACATCCTGTTTGACGGCATCCAGGTTCTCGGACACCTCGGGCGTCAGGGTGGCGACCTCCCGCATACCCTTGTCGAAATCCGAGGCCATCTTGATCGATGCCCCAGCCACCCCAATGGCGGCCACCCCCACGAGGTTCAGCGCCTTGGTTGCCTTGCCCAGAGTCTTGCTGGCGTTGTCCTTGGCATTGATCAGGATTTGCAGTTCAGATTTGCCCACCGCCATCAGGGGTTCTTGCTCCTTGCGTCACGCTTGGCCCAGCGTTCCTCGGTCTTCTGGTGTTCCGTTTCTGCCTTCATCACCATGAGCCAGCCATCAATGACCGCCGCAGGGGTTCGGCAGAACTCCCGCCAGGACACGTTCATACGCTGGCACAGCAGCAACGGCATCAGTTCCTGCGGCCATCCGGCGCTCCCGAGGTAATGGCTTCGGAGCGCCCGTTCAACTTTCCCGCTTCTTCTTCAGACCAGCAATTGAGCCGAATGATTTCTCGGCCCAGCCACTTGGCGGTTCGGTCATCCAGCATGGCCTTGTTCTGTTCGGTCAGTTCCTGTTCATAGGACCACGTAGCCAGTCCGTATTTGAGCAGGGTGCCGAGATCGTATTCATCCAGCGGATCGTCAGACGTGGGTATCGCGGTGGCATCGCTAGCCCGCTGCGGTAGCGCGGCCATGATCTCGGGGTCAATCCCTTCCATCACCGCGAATGACCGCCGCGTCTTTGCCAGTTCCGCTTCATCCCGCTCAGGCCACGCCAGAAGCCGAAGGCCAAAGCTGGCCCCAGGCTCCCAGGGTGGCGAGACTTCAACCGGATGCTCATGGTTAATCAGTGCCATTTGTTCCTCCTTGAAATGGCTAAGCCGGAAAGCTGGAAAGCGCATTTTGGACGAGATAGTTCACATCGACCGCACCCGTCGGATCGTACTGACTGACCAGGTGCAATGACACGACCGAGTTGCCGTCACGATCTGCGCCCAAATCCTGCATCGAATCATCCGCATGAACGAATGACCCGCGTACCTTGATCTCGTGGTTCAGGCTAGCGTCAGGCGATCCAAACGCATCCCCCTGCAGCTTGAGTTCAATGAACCGCTTGCTGCCCAGAGCCTTGGCCGCCAGTTCTGTCTCGTACAGGTTAGACCCACCCGTGTCGAAGGTGGCCTGTATCACCAGGTCCGTGGTCCGCGTTTGCGGTTCAACCCCAGCGAAGTCCAGCGCATCTCGGTTCTGGAGATAGTACTGGGGCATCACAAAGGCCGATTGGCCTAGAGTGAAGCCGTATATTTGCCCAGAGATCGTGGTGTTGCCCACGTTCGCCCACGTGGTGTCAAGGCTCATCTGCCAGCGCAGGTTCGATGCGAACTCCACGGCTGGAAGCGCGATGCCACTGGTGTACGTTGACTGCACACTCTTTCGGGCGTCCATATCCCATGTGATCTGCGGCAGGGCGTCCACCCCACCCGTGATCTCGAAGCTGGTGGTCACGCCGAACGGAGCCTCGATCTCCTGCTTGGTTGATCCATCATCCACCACCATCTCGATGGTGTACGGGTCAACACTGGGCGCAGTCTGGGATGGCGCGAACGTCCACAGGCGGGCTTCGCCTGTGCCTGGCGTGGATGGCGTTACCCCACCCTTGACCCCACTGAGAAGAGGCAGCAGCACAGAATTAAAATCCAGATCACTACTTATGCTTAATTGCGATGCCTCACGGGTGATCACGGGCGATGTCGCGGACCTGGATAGGACGCCGCTCAGTTGCCCCTCGAACATCTCCTGGGTCTGCATGTGGCGATAGGTGCCACTCTTGGTCAATATGCGCCGTGTGGCGGCCACAGCCACGCCGTCGGTGCTTTCCTTGCCCACCTGGATGAGCGTAAGGGGTTGTACTCCAGCAGCCATTACTTATCTCCTGCGGCTTGTTTCTTAGCCGATTCTTTCTTGTACAGGTCGGACGCTTCCACAGCCTCCTGTATACCTAATTCCTTGACCTCTTTATCGCTGAGGTCACGCGCCGGAACGCCAGGGATAAACGCCCCTTTGCCCACGTATGTCCAAGCCATCAAAACCTCCTTATCAGGTGATGGATACCGCCGCTTTTAGCTCTATATCTAGCAACAAGTCGAGGCCGATGTAGTCAACGCCTGCCCACGACAACACGCCCAGCGTGGGGTCACTGCCCCGCAGGATGCTCTGGTTCACGGCCCCATCCAGCGTTACGTCAGCGTTCTGGGCCGTGATGATGGCGTTCATGTAACTGGATGCAATGTCAGCCGCTCGGTCCTGGTCGGAATCGTGAACAATCAACTGCATCCGTATGGTGTAGAACAAGATCCGCAGTGAGATGTCCAGTTCCTGGCTGGTCAGGGTCCAGGTATTGAGGAAGCAGGGCGTGTCAGGCAGCGCCGAACTCATCGGTGGGGTGTATTTGTACGCCCGCTTAATGCTGCTGCTCACGGGGGCGGTGATGCTCAAGCCTTCCTGTAGGGTCACCAGGTTGGTCAAGGCGGTTCGGATATCAGCCATCAGCCGACCCACCCGCTGCCAAACCGCTCGGCCACTTTCTTTTCCAGCAGTTTCATCTGGAACGGCATCTTGATCATGATGGCTTGATGGGCCGCCTTCATAAAGAATCGGCCCTTGATGCCGCGCCGTGCGATGGCTCGGGCCACCACAAAGGCCAGGTTCGGGTTGCCCAGCTTGCGCCGCGCCCAGCCACGCAAAGCGTTCGGTGGTGGCATCCGCGCCCCTTTACGCCGTCCGAACTCCACCGGCACGGCATACGCCTTGTTCGAGAATATGCGGGCGCTCATCGGCCGGGCATCACTGTGGATGCTGCGCCGCAATGCCCCCGTATCGCGGGGCGCTCGTTGCTTGGCGGTGCGTTCCCCGATGGCCGCAATGGTCTGAAACATCTCAGCCATCGGCTCACGGTAGATTTGCGGCACCAGTTTGCGCTTCAGGGAATCCAGCCCTGTCATGTCGATGTCGTACTTCATTAGAACAGGGACCGTTTCGCGTACACGTTCATCAGGGCGCTGACGATCTCCTGGGCCTGTCGGCTGGTTTCCAGGGTTGTCTCGGTGCCGATGTTGACGCTACGGGTGGCCCGTGGTGTCTCAAGGCGCAGGATGCCGGTCAGTTGCACGCAGGCCCGCTCAATCGCTGACGGCACACTGGGCCAGCCGAACTTCCCCTTCACCTCTACGCGATGATTCCCCCATGAATCCTTGGTGGACCAGGATGGGATGAACAGTTCCATATAGGGGCCAGGTTCCGGCCCATCCGCTGCGTTACGTGGCAGCAGTTCATAGTCTGTGGACGCCCAGGCATCCTCATCAGAGAAGCTGCCATCATCATCGGTGTCCACCTTGATGTGGTTGACCGACACCAGGTCATCAATGAACAGGGACTTGGGTTGATTGGAATATTGGGTGGTCTGGTAGACCCGCTCAACATTGGCCGCGTCGGTGGTAAAGAACCGCCCGAGCTTGCGTTCCATGTACCGGCTGACGGCGGTGAGGTCACTGAGAATCTCGGCATCCTCAGCCGTGTCGGACTTGTCGAGCATGGCGCGGTAGGTGGCCGCGCTTGCGTATGCGTCTGTTACTGCCACTTGCTAGCTCCCGCGTAGGCGTTAAAGCCAGCAACCGACGTGCAGGGAGGAACTCTACACGCCGGTTACTGGAAAGGTTCGAATAGCAACCATCTCAGGCCGCTGACGTCTCTGCGATATAAACCAACACGTCACCCGTGGCATCGCATATGCGATAGAGCAGGTTCAGGTTCGAGATGTACAGGGTGACTTCTTCCCCTGCATCAAGCTGAAGGCCCGTCGTCGCGTCAGTGCTGCCGTCTTTTTTGGTGACCCCACTTCCCCCCAGGTAGACGAATGTGGGGTTCGCAGCCTCGGCTTTTAGCGTGACCCGGTTACAGGCAATGTCCGGCAACTGGGTAGCACTGGTGACGCCTACTAGCTCACCCGAAACGATCTTGGTGTTCAGTATCGCCATGATCTATGTAAACGCTATAACGTCGGACACGCTGATAAGACCATTCGGAAGCAGGATGACGAGGTACACGTTTCGCGCACCGGAATGCGTCATCGTGATTTGGCAACTGCCGCTGTCATTGGTCTGCCATCGTGCGGCCTTCCCAGTGACGATCTGGTAGTGCAAATTACCGTCCCCTCCGTCTGCCCAGTCACCCGATAGCGCCGTGCCGGTCATGCCTTCGCCATCGCTGGCTTCGGACAGGTACGCCTCGAACGTGATCGGAAGTGGCAGGGCCGTGCTGTATCCCAGGATCTCGGCCTTCACCGTGATCGCGTTGGCCGATTCCGTGCCTATCGTGTAGGTGACATCGTTCCACCCAGGAACGGCAGCACCAGCCGCCTGAGCCGCTGTGGTCATTTCTATGACTGCCATTTATTTCTTCTTTCTCGGTCGGCCCCGCTTGCGGGGTTTGGGTTCGGCCTCGGCCTTCGCCTCAGCTCGCTTTGGTTTCGGTTTCGATTCCTGGACGCTGGCATCCAGTTGGGCAGCCACGCCAAGAGCCTGTACGTCAGCAGCCTTGAGCGTTCGACCGGCATCTGCCAGTAAACGCCCGTCCTGCTGGCCGGACTCCCCAATCAGGGAACCATCGTCGGCCACTACCACCCGTTCATCGAATGTGTACGTGCGCTTCGATCCGCTTCCCTTGATTTCGACTCTCAGCATGTGGCTACCCTCCTGAATTCTTAGACGCCGGTCACGGTTGCAAGAGCGCTGGCTCGGAACCAGGCAATAGCAACCCGCATGGTGGCTCTAATCGTAACTTCGCCCTCGGTGAACTGGGTTCCCGTCCAGCCAGTCTCGATGTCAACGCCACGTCGAACGAACAACCCTGCATAACCCTGAAGGTCACCCATGCTGATCGTGTTCTCGGTGGCAGCGGTTGTTTCAGTGACCGGAATCCCGAACACTGACACAGGGGCTGCAACGGCTGGCGAGCCGTAGATGTACTGGCCGTTCGCATCGCGAAGCAATCGGATGGCCTCCCAGTCCGATGGATGCACGAACACGGCTGTGGGGTTCGCAAACCCAACAGCGCGGCACTTGCGGATCGACTTGTAGATGGCGTCGGGCGTCGGGTCCGAACCCTTGGCCGTGGTGTTGATGCCTGTGACCGAGTTCAGCCCTTCAAGGTTCGGGGCGGTGCCGTTCCCTACCAGCAACTGGCTGTCGAGACGTGCGCGGAGCATATAGCTGAGGCGCTGGTTGATGTAGTCCCGAACACCGGACACATCGGCAAGCTGCTCATCCGTCACCGGCAACGCAACCGCGATCTTGCGAACCGTGCTGGTTGTCTCGGTTAGGGCCAGGGCTGCTTCGCCGAACGCTGCGCCCTCGGCGGCTTCGGCGGCGTTGTTCGTCATCGTGCTTTCGAGCATATAAACTACCGCTGACTGCTCCGTCTGGAAGAACGGAATCTGGTCAGCAACGGCGATGGGCCGCTGGGCCGACAGGATGGCATCCGACAATCGAAGATTTTCAGGCGCCCATCCAGCGGATGTCGTCATCAGGGTCTTCAACTCGTGGGCGTCCAGGTCCATTGTGGATGTCTGGCTGCCACCGTTGCGGTAGGACTTGTAAGCCTCAGACTCAACGTAGAAGTCACCGAACCCCTTGAGGCGTTGTGGGCCTTCGGGCTGTGGTGGCGTCCAGACCGGCTCTGTGCGCTCAGCCTGAAGCTTCTTCATGTTCTCGTGCTGCTTGGTGGCCTGTCGCTGTTCGTGGACCCATTCGCCGAGGTCATGGACTTCAGCGTTCAGGTTCTGGACATGCTCGGCCACTTCGTGCGGCTCACATGGCTTCCCACCCAGGGACTTGATCCTGCTGTAGTCGTACTGGTCGCCATCCTTGGCTTCCGCAAACAGGGCGGCTACCTCGTCAGTCTTGGCGCTGTATTTCTCGCTACCTTCGCGGAGGCTAGGCGGCGGGGTGAAATTGTCAGAAGGCATATCTACTCCTGCCCGTATTGGGCAATGGTGTTCTGGAACGCCGCGACATCGGTCAGGGCATCCCAGGTGTTGGTTCTCGGCTTTGGCTCGGTGCTGGTCAGTAGATCATTGAGGTCAGTTATCACCGCCCCCATGGATTCCACCAGTTGGCCCAGCCGCTTCCGATTGGCCGCTGATAAGGCGCGGCCTTCCTTGAGGCGTAGAGCAGCAAGTAGCCTTACGCGCTCCCTGTAGGCATCAATGGCGGTAAGCGCCAGATCGCCTTCGTGTTTCATGGATAACCCCTCGGCACTCTTGGCCCAGGGAACAATGATCGATTCATCGTCAAACGATTCCCGCATCTTCTGGTAGTACCTATCGACCACATCACGAATATGGTCCTGGTCAACCTCGGAGATATCCACTCCGCCCCGTGCGCCCTGTAGCACTCCGGCCACCGCAAAGATGCCACGC